CGCTCCTACTATTGCACGTTATGATAAACAGAAATATCCTTTCCTTGAGAAACTAACTGACAAACAGTTAGGTTTCTTTTGGCGACCTGAAGAAGTTGACATCTTCAAGGATGCTAAAGATTTTAAGTCATTAACAGAACACGAACAACATATTTTTACCAGTAATCTTAAACGTCAAATTTTGTTAGATTCTGTTCAAGGAAGAGCACCAACTGTAGCTTTTGGTTCAATATGTTCTCTTCCCGAGCTCGAAAATTGGATACTTACTTGGGCTTTTTCTGAGACAATTCATTCTAGAAGTTATACTCACATTATCAGAAACATTTATTCTGATCCTAGCAAAATTTTCGATGAAATAACTGATATTCAAGAAATTATTGATTGCGCTGAAGATATTAGCAAGTGTTACAATGACTTGATCATGTTCAATAACTCTGTTGCTGATCGTGGGTATGTCAATGAAGAGGCAAAATATGAGCATAAGAAATATCTTTGGTTAACTCTTATGTCGGTTAATGTTCTTGAAGGTGTTCGTTTCTATGTTAGCTTTGCTTGCTCATGGGCATTCGCAGAGTTGAAAAAAATGGAAGGTAATGCAAAAATTATTAAGTTTATTGCACGTGATGAAAACTTACACCTTGCTGGAACACAGCAGTTATTAAAAGTTCTTTTGACTGATGATCCTGATTTTGCTAAGATTTCTGAAGAAACTAAAGATGCATCTATTAAGATTTTTGTTGATGCAGTTAACCAAGAAAAAGCTTGGGCGCATTATCTGTTTAAGGATGGCTCGATGATCGGTTTAAACGAAAAACTTTTGAGTGACTATATAGAATGGATTGCCAACAAACGAATGATAGCTGTTGGTCTGCCTTCGCCATATAAGGGTGGCTCTAATCCACTTCCATGGACTCAGAAATGGATTAGTGGTTCAGATGTTCAAGTGGCTCCTCAAGAAACAGAAATTACATCTTATGTTGTTGGTGGAGTTAAAAAAGATGTAAACACTGAAAGTTTTAAAGGATTTTCTTTGTAAAAAGCTAATTAAAATAAACATTAAAATTTAAAAGAGGTAAAAAATGAGTTGGAATAATGGAAATGTAATACTTACAGAAATCATTCAAATTTTAAAAAGAACAATTACAGAATACGAAACTCGAGTTGAAATTTACAAAGACTTAATTGAATTTTTTGAAAGTAATGATTGTGATACATTATTTGAATGTTTAGATGAAGATCGTGCATATGATGATGCTTATTTCGAACTTCATCCAGATAAAGACGATTTAGAAGCATCAGAAAATTGGAATGAATACGATGAAAATTAACCACCATAAATATCGGGAGATAATGGAGTTCCCGATATGTGGTTATATAAAGATAAAGAAGTAACAGATGAAGATACAAAAGGTTATGTTGCTTTCGTTTATTTAATAACAAATTTAGAAAATAAAAAACGATATATTGGTAAAAAATTACTTACCAAAATTCGCTCTAAAACGATTAAAGGGAAAACTCGCAAAAAGAAAATAATCACAGAATCTGATTGGCGAGATTATTATGGTTCAAACACAAATTTACTTGCCGACGTCGAGTCGATGAATCCAACTAAATTTAAAAGAGAGATTCTTCAATTTTGCAAATCTCGAGGTACGGCCAATTATATTGAAGCAAAACTTCAATTTCAACACTCTGTTTTAGAAAATCCAGATAATTGGTACAATGAACAAATCAGAGTTAGAGTTCACAGAAGCCACATTAAATTAGAATAATAATTTGCCTACGTAGACCAACAGGCAGAGTCAGGAGACTTAAAATTTCCGTAGTGTCAGTTCGAATCTGACCGTAGGCACCAAATAATTGGAGTAAAATATGTCACATCCTCATAAAAACCGACCTCGTAAAGGACGTCGTAAAATAGGTTCAAAAAAACGTAAAGCAATGAGAAAAAATAGAAAGAAATAATTTTATGCCAAAACTAATAAACTATTTTTCCTAAATATTATCGCTAATGAAAAAATGAATTTTTCATTAAGGGTAAACTGTATTCCAAAAATAGTTTATCAAATACAATCAATTAATTGTATTAGATTTATGTATAATATTTTATTATTATGCAAATCATAAAAAGGAAATTTAAAAAAATAATAAAAAATAAAAATTGCATTATAAAATAATGCATATTCGCGTCTCATTTTCATTTTTAAAATTATTGTAGCGAATAGATGAGATTAATTCAACAACGTAAGTTGTTCGATTTTTTAATCAAACAAATCGAGAATTTAATTCTCTCCTTACGAATTAAAAAAAGGAGAAAGTATTAATGTTTAAATTAATATTTTCGTTACTATTGGCAATATATATGTTGTGTAATACGACAACATATTCTAATGCAGATGAAATTGGAATAGCATCTTGGTATGGAATTCCTTATCATGGTCGCAAAACTGCTAGTGGTGAAATATATAACATGAATGCATTAACTGCCGCTCATCGTACTTTACCTTTCAATACTAAATTAAGAGTTACACACAATAATCGTTCGGTAATTGTAACAGTAAACGATCGTGGTCCTTTTATAAAAGGTAGAATATTAGATCTTTCTAAAGCTGCAGCAGATAAAATTGGGTGTGTAGAAATTGGTATTTGTTTTGTGAAAATTGAAAAACTTTAACAAAAATTTGGTGGGGATCAATTCCCCATCATTTTAGGAGAATATTATGACAGAAAAAGAAGATAAAAATTTATCTATACCAACCATTGGTGATCATCATTATTATCTGTTCAATGAAGAATTTGATTCGAAATCATCAGGTGATCTCATTAAATTTATCTTAGAGAGAAATTTAATGCCAAAAAATAAACCAAAACAAATTAAATTGTTAATAAATTCTCCAGGAGGAGATGTTTGCTCAACTTTTGCGCTTTTAGACACAATAAAAGGTTCTAGAGTACCTATATATACATATGGATTAGGACAAATAGCAAGCTGTGGTTTGCTGACGTTTATAGCTGGTGAAGCAGGTAAAAGATTTATCACAAGAAACACCTCTATCCTTTCTCACCAATTTTTTTGGGGTACTGTCGGAAAAGAACACGAATTATTTGCAGCCGTTAAAGAATTCGACAACACAAAACAAAGAATTATCGAGCATTATAAAAGATGTACTGGTATGTCTGAAACAGACATTAAGAAATATTTGTTGCCACCTGAAGATGTATGGTTGACAGCAAAAGAAGCGGTAAAATACGGCATAGCCGATGAAATAGTTGATTTTTATTAATGAGGAGTTAAGTAATATGGGTGTTATTCGTTTTAGCGATGAAGAAGTTTTTGCAATCGATTCACAAGAATATGAAATTCTTTTTAACGCTGCCAGAAAAATTAAAGGCGTTGAAGGTGCAGTTGTAGAAATTGGAACAAGACGTGGTGGTTCTGCAAAAATTATAATTGATGGATTAGAGTCAAACGGTGATACAAATCGTTCAATGTTTTGTATTGACCCATATGGAAATATTGATTTAGAGATTACTAATCTTAGTGCATCAATACATTATCCAGGACAACATGAATTAACAGGCGATCCACAATCAAAAGATCAAAATTTTGTGAAGAAATTTGATTACACTAATGACATGCGTAATCGTATTATACCTTCTCTTTATTATTATGCTTACCAACGTGGTTTAAACTTTACTTTTTTCTGTTTAGAAGATACTGAGTTTTTCAAACGTTATGCTGATGGTGTTCCTGTTTATGAAGAATTTAAGAAACTCGAAAATCAATATGCGTTTGTATTTTTCGATGGTCCTCATGTTAATGCAGCACTTCAAGAAGAAATTGATTTTTTCCTTCCAAGATCAGTAAAAGGTTCAGTTTATGTCTTTGACGATATTTGGATGTATGATCACGACAAGTTTGAGAAAATTCTTTTCGATAATGGATTTGAGATATTAGAGAAACAAAAAATTAAAGCAAGTTATATTAAAACTTGACAAATATTTGAAAAGATAGTATACTAGTATTAGAGGAGATATATATGCTTGAACTTATGGTAATTTATGATATGACCATTAATG